CTGCGTAAAATTTGGAATAACTGGCACAGCGTAACAAGGAGCAGATATAACAAAGCCAAGAAGAAGTAGCCTCCTCATTCGATAGTGAGATCAACGACAAACTGACCTGTCATTACAATACCCGTTCCAGTTCCAGGTGTCATTGTAATATTGTGATTATCTAGTGCTACTGCTGCTGTGCCTACAGATCCAGCAGAAGTTGAAGTTAAATCACTAAAGTTTGGAACTGTACCAACTGTAATTGCACTACCTGGTGTACTATCTCCTTCCAAGTAGCTAGTGGAAAAACTGAAGGCTTCGCCCGAAGTTGCTTGCGTAGCAGAAGGAAATGATATAGCTGGTACGCCATTTGTAACAGAACCGAACCCACCTATTGTAGCTGCTGAGTTTGAGTCCACAGTTGTTACATTATTACCACTTATGCTATATGACGAACCAATCTTATCAGCCGTACTAGCTGCTGAAAGAGATTCAAACTTTACACTAGAAGATATGTTGTGGGTCATGTCCGCATAAGCTGGTGCGGATACAAGAAATATAAAAGGTAGTAGTCTTTTCATTTGATACCTACTTTGTTTTTACTATTATCTATTATTTTAGGACTATTACTGTTATTTGTGCCACTTTTCTTGTTTCCTACTGAAATTCCATAGCTTCCGAGCACTCCACTGACGAGTCCAGCCGTGAACGCTCCATCAATCCTTACCTTACCCATGTACCCCAAAGTCATCATTGATAAACTCCAGGTCAAAATCAAAAATCTGATCGCATGACCAAAGAGTTCACCCCATTCGATGCCTTCCTTTTCTTCTTTCTCTTCAGCCATAAAAGTAAAGATTCTTGTCTAATACTAGCAAAGTAGCTATGTTTGGGAAGTAACACATAAAAACGATGGTAAAAATTCTTAAACCTATCCTTCT